GGATCAAAATAGACATGGATTTAATACATTGATATTACCACCACAGCAAATAAGTTCTGCTGGGTCTATAACAGGTACTCAAAATGGTTCTTCGATAATAACATTATCACCAAATCAAGGATTTAATATACAATGTAAGAATCACAGTACAACTAATTCGAGTTCAATTACTGCTACTGCTTTGGTTAATAACAGCGGAACTCAGACAACTAACATGCTAAAAGCAACAAATATTCAAATTGCTAAAATATAAAGGTTAAAATGAAATTAAAATATTATTCTTTAGATGAAAATGTAATTCCTCCTGTATATTCTTCTAGAAGTTCAGCATGTTTTGATTTATCTTCTAATATTGGATATCAAACAATAGTAAAAGCATTTACTAAAATGAATTCTCTATTGGAAATAATTTCATCTCGCGATGGAGAAAATAGAAATTTTATTGATATTCCATCGGAGTGGAGAGTATTAATACCAACTGGTTTGATATTTGATATAGAAGAAAATCACTCAGTTAGGATTTATCCCAGATCTGGTCTTTCTACTAAAAAAGGATTGAATCTAATAAACTGTGTTGGTATAATAGATTCAGATTATACTGAAGAGATTTTTATACCAGTATATAATAATTCTCAGGAAAAATTAAGAATATATCATGGAGATAGAATTGCTCAAGCAGAATTATTCTTCAATGATAGAGCAACAATAGAAAATATAATTGAAAAACCAAATAGAAAAACAGATAGAAATGGTGGATTTGGTTCAACAGGTGTTTAATGAATGATAAAAATGAAGAGGTTATAAACTTCCTTAAAAAGTTTGCAGACAAAAAAGGCATACCAGTAATTGTTGGTTCAAATTGGAATGAATTCAATTCCAAATTTACAAAACAAGAAATTAAGAATGGATTTGCAGAATATATTGCACGCGAATCTATTCTATTTCCATTTCCAGAAATCAATCAAAAGGATGTTGAAAAGAAGTTTAGAGAACTTCGTTGCACTCCATATAATGAATTTGTAATGGCAGATCCAGGAATTGTGACAGAAAAATATAATGATTATAAATATCCATTTTCCAAATATGGTAATTTTGTAATTACACATGGTCATTATTATAATGATATTAGTAATTATTTTCAACAAAGAAACAGATATGACTGTGGATCTCATGGATTTGTTTCACCAAATGAGTATTGGTATTCCCCTGATCTTTTACAGAAAATGAATTGGACATTCTGGAGAATGAATGAACGAGGAATCAATCATGATAAAATTCATTCATCTTTTAGATTAGGTGCATATGTAGCAACTCAATTCAAACCACATGTGGCAAAAACAATATTTGATTTTGCTATGACACAGACCCAATCAAATGCAAAAACTATTCTAGATTTCAGCATGGGATGGGGTGATAGACTTGCTGGATTCTATACATCTTCTGCACAAAGTTATATGGGAATTGATCCAAACCCAAGTGTATTTGCTGTGTATAAAGAACAATGCATTGCTTATGAAATGTTGATTAGTGGAGAGAAACCATTAATTAAAGAATTTCAGATTAAAGTCAAAGAGCATATTTTTGATGCATTCAGATGCATTGGTGCATCAGGAAAAGAAGTTATTGCATACAATGCTCCAGCAGAAGATATTCTTCATATCATTAAACAAAATCGTTATGATTGTATTTTTACTTCTCCTCCTTATTTTGCAACAGAACTATATGATGAAGGCGGAGATGATTGGAAACAATCATGGTTTAGGTATTCAGAATATGATAAATGGTGGGATAAATTTTACAAACCAGTAATGACTGCTTGTTTTGAAGCACTGTCAGATAAAGGAATCATGATGATAAATATCATGGATCCAAGTGTGAATAGAAAACGATATAAAACATGTGATCAGATGGTTGATTTGATTAAAAGTTTTGGTGGATTCTTTGATGGGCAAATTGGTATGAGAATTATGCAAAGACCAAAAAACATCAAATCTGATGATCTCAAAAAGCATTTGTCAACAACTTATATTGAAAACATTTGGTGTTTTTCTAAAAAAGGATTTGATCTTTCAAGAAAATCTGCTACACTTGAAACACTATTTGGAGAATGAATATGACTCGCGAAGAACTTTTTAAAATGCATGAAGATATGTCAAAATATGCTTTAGATTTGATGAAAAAGAAGAATGCAGATTACTCTGGTAGTGATGGAATTAATCCATTTGCAAATTTTAAAAGAGCAGAAGCACTTGGTATTTGCACTACAGAACAGGCATTTCTTGTAAGAATGACAGATAAAATGTCTCGTCTATCTTCTTTTTCTGCAAAAGGAAAATTAGTAGTTGAGGATGAAAGTGTATATGATACACTTATCGATATGATTAATTATTCTGTTTTGCTTGCAGCATATCTCAAATCAAAATGAAGATTACAAAATATAATATTTCTAATCCATTAGAAATTGTTTTACCACAGACAAAAAGAAAATGGATGGATGATACTCCGAATGGATTTGCTTATCGTTGTTTGCCAATGACAGTTGCAAATGGATTTGGATGGGATGTGCTTAATAAATATAAATTTTCAGTAATATGGAATGGTGGAAATGCTGTCAATGACATATCAATAAATTATTATGGTCATTCGAATCCAAATGTATTAGCACATTTTGGTAGTGGTATATTAACATTTAATCTTGGATTTATGATTAGAACAGAAGAAAATCATAATTTATTTGTGAGAGGTCCAAGTAATACCACAAAAAGAGGAATAACTGCACTTGATGGAATAGTTGAAACAGATTGGTTGCCTTTTACTTTCACAATGAATTGGAAATTGACAGAAAGTAATTATGAAATTGTATTTGATGAAGGTGAACCAATATGTAATTTCTTTCCAATCCCAAGAGGTTATTTGGAATCATGGGATACCGATATTAAAAATATTGCAGAAAATCAAGAAGAAAATAAATTATATTCCGAATGGTCTGAATCAAGACGAAAATATAATTCAAATTTAAAAGTTAATGGAAATAAAGGAGAGCGTGATTATTTAAAGGGAAAATATAAAGATGGATCTAAATTTGATAATCACCAAAATATTATAAGAGGAAATCCCTTTACAAGAAAAGAAGATATTGTTATAATAGACCATCGACCGTGTTACGATAATTGTTGTTTGGAAAAAGAATAATGAAATTTTACACAAATGTTTTTTATGATTTTCAGTCTATTCTTTATACTGAGATTCAATCTGATGGTTCACGAAAATATCTATCACAGGAATTTACTCCATGTGTTTATTTACCATCAAAAACAAAAACAGATTATAAATCAATCACTGGTGAATATCTTGCAGAAATGAAATTTGACTCTTATGATTCCTACAAGGAATTCATAAAGAGTTATTCTGATGTCAAGAATTTTGATATTCATGGTGATATTCAAACAGAGTATCAATTTATTCATCAAAAATATGGCAGTGATCTTTCCTATGACTTCTCAAAGATTGATATCATGTACATCGACATTGAGACACAATCTGAAGCAGGATGGCCTCAGATTGAGAATCCAGAGGAGAAAATCAATGTCATAACTGTTTCTTCTACACGCACGGGAAAGGCAACATTCTGCCTTGGTAAGTTTAAGACAAACCAAGATGTACGAGTGTTTGAGTTTACGGATGAAGAAGAACTTCTCAAGACATTTGTGGAATATTTCTCTGCAAATTATCCCGATGTTGTGTCTGGGTGGAACATTCGATTCTTCGACTTTCCTTATATCATCAATCGAATCAAGAAACTATTTGGATTTAAGTTTGCCAAGAAATTATCACCGTGGAATAAGATCAAGGATCGTTATGTCACGCGACACACTGGTAAAGAAGAGATTTGCTATGATCTAGTCGGCATAGCAATGCTTGACTACTACGAGGTTTATCAGACATTTACATATGTCAATCAGGAATCATATGCGTTGAATCATATTGCATATGTTGAACTTGGTGAGCGTAAACTTTCGTATGCCGAATATGATAACATCACTGAGTTCTATCGCAAAGATTTTCAGAAGTTTGTTGAGTATAACATTCGAGATGTTGAACTTGTACAGAAACTGGAAGAGAAACTTAAACTAATTGAACTGGCAATTGCTCTCGCATATTCGGCAGGAGTAAACTTCAGTGATGTGTTCTCACAGGTACGAACATGGGATGTGATTATCTACAAGTATCTTGATGATCGTGGTATTGTGATTCCTCCAAAGCGCAAAGGCAGAAAAGATGAACAGTATGCTGGTGCGTATGTCAAGGAACCAGTACCAGGAAAATACAACTGGGTGATGAGTTTTGACTTGAACTCTCTATATCCACATCTTATCATGCAATATAATATTTCACCAGAAACATTTACAGAAGATGGTCTTCGTGGTATTGTTTCTCCAGAAGGAATATTGAAAGCAGGAGTTGTGTCTATGACGCAACTTGAGCAAAATAAGAAAAAGAATCTATCCACTGCTGCGAACGGGACTACTTATCGTAAGGATGTTCGTGGATTCCTTCCTGAACTTATGGATAAAATGTATAAAGATCGTAAAATGTTCAAGAAGAAAATGATTGAGTCAGAAAAACATCTTGAGGAAATCAACGCAGAAATGAAGCGTAGGGGATTAATATAATTGTTCAATATCATTAGTTTTATATATACTAATGGAGATCAATTATATGAACTGGGGCAGCATTTACATAGATTTAATCAATAACGCACAAACTCGCAAAGAAATTAATCAGTCAACGGAAAAGCACCACGCACACCCATATCATTGGTTTGGTTTGGGAACTAAAAAAGAGTTTGATTGGTCTATAGTAAAACTGACACGAAGAGAACATTTCATTGCACATAAACTTTTATGTTTGATTTATCCAGATTGTAAAGAAGCAAAAATGTCTCTTTGGAGAATGATGAATACTGGAAAAAATAGAAAAAAATATAATGTTAGTTCCCGAGATTATGAAAAATATAAAATAGATTTCTCTAAAAGTGTCATAGAATATAGAAAAGATCCAGTAAAAGATAAAAAAAGAAGAGAAATCTGTTCAGAATCTATGAAAACCCTCTGGACAAAGGGACACTATTCTGGTATAATAGACGCACTTAGGAAAGATCCAGTAAGAGATGCATACAGAAGATCAGTTTGCTCTAATAGTATGAAGATTAGAAATGAAAATGGTTTGGCAGAGCAAACAAAAAATAGAAACACAAACATGGATCATATGGATCCAAATCAATTGCTTCTAATGAGAGAAAATCAAAAGAAAGCATTATCAGGAAAAACTCAAGTAGTATTTCTTGATGGAACAAATGGATTAGTTGATAAAGAATATTATCATCAAAATAATGGAAAGAATTGTTTTCATGCGTCATCCCGAAAAGCAGCAGAAATACTTGGAAAACCTTATGTCGGGGGACGACCTAAACGAAAAAATTGACAAGGAAATCGTCATGAAAGGTGAAACACGAAATGTTATTGACCACATGGCGTACTGGAAGCATGAAGCGATCATCGCAGACCTTGATGCAAAGCGGAATAATTTTACCGTTGTTTGTAGCAATCTGTATAACGACTTCAATATTGCTACGGTCATTCGTAACGCGAATGCATTCCTTGCTAAGAAGGTAGTGCTATATGGCGCAAAGCAGTACGACCGTCGTGGTACTGTTGGAACGCATCATTACACTCATTTCAAGCATACCAAGTCTCTATCTGAACTTGATGATGAGATCAAGTCTATTAGGGATACTAATACCGATGTTAGAGTCATTGGTATTGATAACATTCCTGGGGCAAGTCCAATCAATTCTTATATGTGGGATTCAACTATTCATTATATTCTTGTTTTTGGACAAGAACAGGTTGGACTGCCCCAGGAAATGCTTGACATCTGCGACGACATACTGTATATTAAGCAATATGGATCTGTTCGTTCGTTGAATGTAGGAACCGCGAGTGGTATCGCAATGTACGCACTCGTATCAAATACAGTGGGATAGGATGAGATGTTACCCCGTGGTGAAACGGTATCACAGGAGCCTTTGGAGCTCTTTTTCCTAGTTCGAATCTAGGCGGGGTAGTTCGGGGATGTAGTCCAATGGCCGAGACAAACGACTTAAAATCGTTCCAGTGTGGGTTCGAGTCCCACCATCCCTATTACACCAAAGTGGTGAAACTGGCATACACGATTGATTCAAAATCAATTGCCTAACGGCATGTGGGTTCGATTCCCACCTTTGGTATTATGAACAGAGAACGCTACATCGAACT